AAAGTCCGTTATAAAATCAATATCAAGCTCTTCAGTTGTATCTGTTTCGATCTCTGAATGCCTAATCATCATTAATGCGTATCGAGTTGCCGAGATTATATCATCATGCAACTTCACTATTTTCCCGTTCTTTCTGTGGTACAGCCTGAACTCTTCAAACCATTCTGTTAGCGATTCGTCAACCTTAAACCGGCCTGACCTCATACGCTCTATCATGTCCATTATACCAGCTTCAACGCCTATTCCGCCCTGCTCGTGGGTTGCGTGCTCATAAAGCATATTGATACCTGAATCTCTGTACTGCTCAGCTAATGCCTTGCCTGAGCCTTTGTCATGCTGGTATCCATCGTGTGGCCATGCAGTCGGAACCCATTCGCCCCACTTCTTGACTGATAGCGCCATTTCTGCAGGTATTGCCTTACGAAGCTTAACGCCTCTTACAACGTGAATAACATCATTATCGGCATCATAGGCTATCTGAACGCCTGCTTGTGGGTGATCCCAACCAAAGTCTAAGCCGTTGATTCTACGCCAATGTACTGGAATTGTATCTATATGGTGTTCTTTTATGTCTTCTTCTGGTACAGGGAATATTCTCCCGCTACCTAGAATTGGTATTCCTTCTGCTCGTGCTTGTCGCTCGTGCTCTGGATAACCGTCAATAATGATTTGCTTTTCTTCATCTGTGTAGTGCTCAGCATCCATGATAGTGAACTGGACTAGACGTTGATTAGGCTTAGGATCTTGATAAAACTGCATTACGACCTCAGTCATACCGAGTAAAGGCGTAAACGTTAAGCTTGTATTATTACCAAGTTGGCCTTTGTTTGTTCTGGTTCTACCTTCGCTGTATATGTCGGCTGGTGGCTCTTCGTCAAAGTAAACCTTGTCGAGTGTCGCAGCCTGGAACTTCTCACGCCCCATGTCATAACTCTTAAACGATGCACGGCTATAACCTCCGCTAACATGTTTAACAGTGAAGGTATCGACAGCGCCCTGCGTACCTGTTCGCTTAACAACTTTTTGAATTAGATGCCTTGGTATTGAGCCTGAGCCTAAACCGTCCTCTTGCGACCAGTCACCAATAATAAGAGTTTGAAACGAATCACGTACTACCTCTGTAGTCTTACCACATAGCCATAACTTGCAAGGCTTCTTGAATCTATCACCAGTCCACCAATCAGGATATAGCCCTGTCATGTGATATGCGGCATCGTGAGCGGCTGCATAAGTCTTGCCAAGCTGATTACCTGCCCCAAGGCATACGTCAGGCTCTGAGGCGTTATGGTAGTCCACTTGCTTCTTCTGTGGTGCGTACTCGTTAAGTTGGTTGTACTTCTTACGCTTAGCCTGCTCTATTAGAAGGCTGTGAAGTTCTTCCATTTCCTTGCGGGTTAGGCTATTTCCCATCATGCTTACTCATTAGCTCTTTGATTCGAGCCATGATTTCAACGTCACTTGTTTCACCAATAGGATTATCTGGGTCATTGCTATGTTCCACTGCCTTTAGGTCGGGCACGTACTTGTTAATTAGCTTTAATTTAATGTCTGCGGCTGCTCTAAGTGCTTGAATTGCTGAGCTTTCTAGCTCTAGGTGCTGCCCCTGTAATTTAGTAGCTATTTCAATAACATGCTGGATATGACCCCCATTAGATAATTGCTCTCTAATAGCTTCTTGCCTAATAGCTTTATTCTTTGCCGCTGCTGTTGCCGCCATGCTTTATTCCTATGCGAGATTATAGCCTTCGAGGCTTGGGTTTATCGTTCCGTTACTCTCATGAATCCATCGACTTCTGCTGATAAATTGCCGGTAGATGTATTGTTTGCTATCTGCATTTTAAAGTAATCGTTTTGGTCAAGTGTGCCCGTTAAAAAGTCAGTGAAGAATGCTACATCTCTAACGCCTGCTAGTGCGTTTATCTGTCTACGCTGTGTGCCAACATCGACAAAGCCAGACGCGCTATCATCCCACTTTAATATTTTAACCTCTACTTGGTCATTGCTTGGGCCTTCTATCACTAGATCAAATGTTATATTGAAGTTTCTAGGGTTATTTCCTAAGTGCCTTAATTGCCCTAATGATGGGTTATCAAAGTGCTGCAGCTCAGTCGGCGTATAAGTCCCGTTTAAGTCTACAAACGTTCCTATAACTGATATTACGCTAGCGGTCTCTGTCGTTACTGTGACCTTTCCACCTTCGTAGGTATTATCTAAGCCTATGTTTCCATTCCATGCAGCCGGTAAGTCACCCGCTACCATGTTAGGCGTTATGGTCGCGTCACCAGCATCGAACGAACCATTGCGACTTACTAAACAGCCGTCTAGCTGTACTGTAGATGGGTTAGCAAATTGACTGGGCGCGAAGTCAAAGAAACTTGGCGTTACTGGTAGGTCAATATTTTGATTAGACCTAAACCGAGATGCCATTGCGAACCCTGTGCCTGCAGCAAATAGGCTATATGATCCGTTCGTCAAGCCTCGAACAATAGACGTATCGATGAAGTAACCGCCAGCCCATACACCCTTAAGTGTTAGCTCTGGAGTGCCACCAAATCGACCAGTACCAACCTCTAACCCTTGTCGGTAGTTATCGATAGTACCTAGACTTGTGCAGTCATTGTAATTGATGCGTGAGAACTCAAACGCCTCCGCCCCTGTATCGCTTACTAAGTCATAAACCTGGGAGCTAGCGCCAGTAATCTCAACGGCGTAATCCATGCCTAGTAAATTCCCAGAACCACCAGCAGGAGAAGTAAACAAGGTGTAGCTTGTATCACTACATATTAGTTTTGAGATGTCGAATGTATGACCAGCTAAGCTTAGCCCACCCTGAGGAACCTCAATAGATATTCCTGAGCCAGTAAAGTCGATGATACCGTCAATCAAATATAGTTTAGTGCTGTCTAATGTCCCCGATAGGTCACTAGGCTTTGTTACTACTATTTCTGATTCTAAGGCAACAACCTTAGTGCCTTGGATGTAGAGTTTATCCCTGACATTAAGGTTAGTTAGCTGGGTTACGTTTTCGCCGTCAATCCTTGCATTGGTAGGGTTAGCCATAGCTTACCCCTTAAGAGTCTGAGGCTAGAACTGTTACCACACATACCGCGTCTAATTCAGCAAAGTTTGCACTTGCTAGAGTAAACGACCAGTTTCCACCACCAACAAAAGCAGCTGTTACCGGAGTACCTACAACGCCAGTTGCCGCAACTGAAGAAGCGCCTAGAGCATCTGCGCCTGAGCCTGCAGTTGTGCCTACTGTGAGTGTTTTAGTCGTGCCTGTTGCTTCTGCTGTATTCACATATAAATATGCGCTAACAACTTGAACAGTCTTAGTTGGAGCCGCTACGCCAGTATCTTGCTCAGCGCCGCTTGCAACAGCTAAAATTGGGAATTCGAAAGTTTTAAGGTAAGAGTCTTGAGAGTTGCTGACTGTACCTGTGCGGCCTTGAATGCCGACTTTATTAAATCTTGAAGGTGTTGCCATGATATAAATCCTCGTTCTTTAAAAGAACGCCCCCAGTTAAGAGGGCGAGGTTTTTTAGTTTGCGCCTGAACCGTAATAAGCTCGGAAGTCTGAAACGCCTTGAGACCAGCGCTGCATAATCTTGTGCTTATAGTCAGAAGTTCCGAAGTCGTCATCCATTCCAGTAATAGGCTTAGGATTACGCAAGAACAACTTACCGCCGTTATCGCAATTGGTACGAATGAACCAGTTATCATCACTTGTCAAAAAGTGGTTAACTTTAAATCCACCGCTAAACATACCCATATCGCGCATTGCGTTAGTGGCGTTGTTAGCTGTGTCATTCTGCAGAGTTGAACCTAGTATCCGCTTAGCTACGAACTGGTTTGCAGCCGCGCCGTGTAGAGATACAGGTAGAACCTTGATTGTGCGATTACCGTCATCTACAAACTTCGAGATATTAATAATTGCATCTTCAAGAGCAGCTTCAGACAATGGAGCCGCAACCGCTAGCATGTTAGACGTAGTTCCACCTTTCAATAACAAGTGAGCAGCGCTGAATAATGCTTGGCCGTCCCATGTTAGAGTAGATCCGTAACCGTTGTTAAACACGTTAGCTGCAGTAATCTCTTTAGTTTGATTCAATGCTTTAGCTAAGCCTTGGCCTGCTTTAACACTTAAATCCTGATAAAGATCATCTTGCATTGCTTCCCATTCGATTTGAGCACCGAGTGCATAAGTAACATGTTGATACTTCTTGCTGTTACCAGCCGTCATATCATCATATTCAAGACTCGCGCCTTTGGCCTTAACTTTAGCAACGCCAAAATCACCAAAAGGTACGTCAGTTTCATATGCTTTTTCAGAAGATTGAACATCAAGAATATCTGCATATTCAGGTGCATACATTTCATTAGATTGGTTAATGACCGAGTTTACGCCTCGTTCAATTAAGCGGCCTAAATCACCGCTGGTAGTACGTCCACCTTGAGCGCCTGCCATAAGTTACCCCTTATTTACCGGTTGTTGAGCGCGTTGCGCTGTTGTTGATACGGACAACCCATACTGCATTAGCGCCTGATTCATTCGTAATAGAACGAGATCGACGTACTAAGCGTACTGCTAGTGTTGCGGTTGTTGCTGGCGCGGTAGTTGTACCGGAGTCAATTTCCATGATTGATTGACCAGTGATATCGTTAGCATTACCTACGATGATTGCAGCGTTCAAGCCTGCACTTGCATCTGGAATGTTACCGTCTGCCTGAGCTTCATACTCAACATAAGGATCACTTGGGAGGTAAACAATACGTGCATCTGATTTAGCGCCTGCACTACGAAATGTAGAGAAGCTTTCAGAGTCAATGTCAAAGCCGACAATGCCGCCTTCAATCAAAGTTCCACCAGCGGCTGTTCGAGCTACTGTAGGGTAAGTTTGGCCGTCAATGGTTTCCATTGCGCCCGTGCGGCTGACGAGATCGCCCTTGCCATAAATAGTTGTATCTGCTGCAGCTATCGCATAAGCGGCTGTCTTTCCAGTGTATTCTGAAGAAGAACTTGAGCCGATTGGCGAAAAACCGCGAGGTATATCAGAGTTAGCCATGTGGCCTCCTGTTAATTAATATTCGCTTCGTTTTTCAATCTTTACTTCTTGCTTAGGTTGGTATGATTTAACATCCCCACCTAAACTGGCTCTTTCGCCCATCTCCGCTGAATTCTGAATTGAGTCCATCGGTCTTGCAGCTTCCTCTTTAGCCCACTCTGCATCTTCTGCTAGGTACTGTTCAAGGTCTTTGTACATTAAAAAGTTTACTTCGCCGTTACCAACTGCAGCTGTTAATGCGCCACCGTCTTCACTTTGAATGTTCTCCTTGGCATCTCTTAGACGACCATCAGGAGTATATTTGTTAATTGCGTTCTTTAAACTCTTGCTTACAACTTCCCAGCCGATCTCTTGGTTATAAGATAATGTTTCATACCTTACCCATTTCATCTGAACGGCCTTGCCTAAATCTTTCTCTAATTCGCGCTGAACGCTTGCTACGTCCAATTTTAACGGTTTCCCCACCCTTTGTCTAATCTCTTGTCTAGGCTGCCTCTCTGTGGTACGTGAGCGGCCTTCATTGCCTCTTGCTTCTGCCATTTGTTCTGGTGTTCTACGTGTGCGCTTTGGTTTGTTTTGGTCAGTCATGTTATACCCCTAATGATGATTTAAGAAAGTCTTTGGCAACAGTGTCAAGCCCTTTACGCATGTAAAAGTCGTACATGTTTCGGCTTGCGGTATCTAGCTTACTTGGATCAAGCTTAACCACCTTCGAGCCGTTACCATTTGCGCTATTAGTTGAGGGAGGCTTAGCCATTGGTTTAGCAGGCTTGCCCTTAGCTTCATCTAACGCCTTATCCATTACTTTCATTAGCTGGTATTCAGTCGTTACTGTGCCAGACTTGAGCGCCAGGTTAACCGCCGCTTCAACCTTCCCGTTTAATTCAGCGTCAAACTCTGGTGAACCATGATCAACTAGAGGGTTTTCAGCTCTAAAGCTTAGGAATATTTGTGGTTCACTTTCTGCAGGCTCATCTTTAGTTGTGACTGATTCAATCTCTTTAAGCTTAGCGTCTGCCTCTTCAAAGCCATCAAAATCAAGAGCTTCTTTAGCATTAGCCTTAGCCGCTTCAAGTTGTGACTTTAGTTCAGCCACTTCTTTAGCGCCTTGTTCGCGCTGCTGCCTTGTGATTTCGCCTGTCTGCTTAGCCGTCTCTTCCATTAGCTTTTTCATTTCAGCTACATCAGATTTGCTTAGCTTGGCATCCTGCATTGTGTCGTACTTGCTAATAAATGCGCGGTAGTCAGTGAAATAGCCTGGCTTAGCTTTGCTAGGGTCATCACTCCAACCTTTAGACTCTGCGAAACCTTTCCAATAGTCTTCACTATCATCATCATTAGGTTCACGCTCAAACGTTTCTACAGCGTCATCAGGGTTATCTAGTATCTCGTTATTTTCGTTCGGGTCATCAGGTAACACATCTTTGATACCATCTTCGAACGCTTCTTTTAGCGTTTCGGCTTGACTCATGTTTTCGCTCATAATACCGCTCTCACGTTGTCGTCATTTACGATATGGAATTTAAGGTTTAGTCGGGCCATGTCTTTAAGCTCTGCTAATGCCTCCGCGTCATCTTTATACTTAGATTCAAACTCTTTAGGCTGAATCACTACGCCTGCATAACTGCCTATGAATACCCTATCACCAACTTTACACCATGCACCTTCGTCAAAGTCTGTTCCATCGCCTCGATTCTTATAGCAAGCTGAACCAAGCGCTAATACTTCATAGATTGGAAACCCTGCCTGTTGACGTTTAGTTTCTTCATCAGTGCTTAACAGTATCCCACCAGCTGACACATTTTCTTGCACCACCTGTTTAACTAACATTGCATAGCCTACTGGCTTAATTGGAACCATCTTTTTCCTCCTCATCTTCGAGTAAGTCATAGCCTAACATCATGTTTTCAATCGTTCCCTTGGCATCTTGACCATAGAATTGACTGTATGTATGCCTAACCGCCTTATTAATGGTTACGACTTCATGAAGCGTTGCAGCGTCAAAGTCACTCCCATCAATACTATCAGTTAAGTCTTCCTTGCTCGCTTGTGCTTCTAGTTCCAATGCTTTCTGGAACGCCTTTGTTACTGGGTTATTGAGCCAGTCTTGTAGCTCTGATTTGTGTAGCATGTTCACCTCTTTGGTGTGTTGTTGAATTATTTTCCGGTTAAATCAAAACTATTGATATTGCTCTCGTTCTGTTGTCATTTATTGCCCTTACTTACTCATTAAGTGCTGATGGATGATTCTTACGCAAGAAATCAACTAGCTTGGCCCCTGTAAGGTTAATTTCAGGCTCAATGTATTCAGTGCCTAGCCATTCATTTCGCTCAACTCCAACAGGCAATCTAACTCCGCC